AGCATCAACGGCTTTCAATGCTTTGTCGTATTTCTCTATTCTTGCATGAAGTCGGTTCATGGACTGCTCCTCTCTTTCGGTCAGTTTTATGCCGATTTCCTTTTTTGTTGCCAGCTGCTTATACTCATTTTGAAGTGTTTTTAATTTTACCTCCAGCTTGGAATATAGTTGCTCCGCAGCTTGTAGTCTTTGGATTTCCTTTTCACGAAGTTTGTTTATCCTTTCTTCTTCTCTTGAAAGGAGTTGTTTATTTCGGATTTGCTGGTTTTCGGTTTTGCTTTTTTCTGTTAATAGTCTTTGCTCCGATATTAGCAGCCGAGTTTTCTTTTCCTCTACTGCGATAAGCTCTTTGTTGAAGTTCGTAATGGATTTTGTCAGTTTTTCATTCTGTTTCAGTCCCTCTACATATTCTTTCGGAGTGCCTTTTGCAAATAGGTTTGATGCTGTGTTTGCCACGCCGACAAGTTCTTTGAACGCATCGATAGTATCATTTAACTGCTCATCGAGTTTTTTCAGTTCCTCAATGGTTTTCTCCGTCTGTATTACTGCTAATTCATTTGCCATATCTTTCGTTTATTTTATTCATTTGTTCTATTTTCTTTACTGCCTGTTCCTGCATAATTCCGAACCGATAGAGACTGGTTTTTTCAAGGTCTATTGTCCGCTCCAAAATCAGCTCTACATTGGTTATTATTTCGTTAATATCAACCTCGCTTTCTTGGTCGTTGTCTTCTTGTTTTATCTTTGATGCGATGTGGTTTATATCATTTTGGAACTTGTCTATTCGGGCGGTGATGATTTCTGCCTGTTTCTGCAAATCATCAGACTTTGGTATTTTAAATAGATTAAGCAGGTCTAAAATATTGCTGTTATCAACAGAAATGCCTCTTTTTCTTCTGATTTCATTCACTTCTGCGGTGGCATTTATAACATTTAGCAACGCTTTTAATTTTACCATTTCTACATTATACCGCTGGATATTTCCGTAATTGACAATATCCATGCTCTTGGCATTGAGAGAAACCACGAAATCCTGCACGATTTCATTAAACTTACTCTCTAATTCTTTCGTGTCAAAGGAAACATTATCGCCATCTTGATAACCTTTAATCATGTAGAGAAAGTTCTTTGTTTCCAGCATCCGCTCGTAATTGAATAGAGGTAGTTCCTTGCTGTCTTTATAAATTCTCATTTATTTTATTTTAAATCTTTTACAAATTTACTATTTTTATTTAGTCTAAATAAAAATAATGTTTTATCTTTGTAAAAAGATTTTTGTTTTGGGAATTTTAACAAGAATAGACAACGGAATATCGGCGTTTAAGTCTGCGTTTATGGGTAGCAGTGTAGCGCCTATCTATGCAAGGTTGAGCAACGGGACACACTCCTATAATTACGAAACCGAGCGTATGGGCGTGTTATCATTCTTGGGTATAGGGAAAACTTACTTTTCGCCAAAAGAAGATTATAAGGCTTACTACATTGACGGCACTTTCCTTTCGGACTGTATCAATCTGTATGCTGATTTTGCTTCACAAGTGAGAATCCAAGAAGTGGATGACAAAGGCGAGGCGGTGGAAAATTCCGAATATCTGAAATTCCTTAACGAGCCGAACGAGTTTCAAAACCAAACCGATTTCATCAAGGAAATGGTGGTTAATCTGCTCACGACTGGAATGTCTATCCAATACGGCAATTTCTTTAAAAACGGCAATTTAAGGGCGAGTCCATCGCTTTACAACTTGGAGTTTAATAATATCAAATTTCCTGAAATCAAAGACCCTTACACACTTACAAGGGATAAAATAAAGACTTTAAAGATAGTAGAAACACTTGCTGATGGTGTGCAGAGAACGAGGGAACTGCACGAGTTGGCGTTCTTCTATGATACCATAGCAAGGAAGAATTACAGAGGTGGAGGAGCGGAAAACATGTATTTCAATCCTATTTCAAGGATTTCTTCTATCCTCTACTCTATTCAGACTATCCTCAACAGCGAGGACATGATGTGCTTCCTTACTTCTAATCCTGTAAATTCTATCATCAGCCGAAAGGCAACAGGAGCAGGTATTGCGCCATTAAGTGGCGACCAAAAGAACGATATAGAGAGCAAACTCAACGGAAGAGGAAGATATGGCGCTGGAATGGGTAAGGCTGGCGATGTTATCGCTACAAACGAAACTTTAGAAAGACTTGACCTTACAAGGGACAATAAAAAACTGCAAACCATAGAGATGCAGGAAAACGCCAAAGAAAACATCCGAAACAGGTATTTGATACCAAAAGATTTTTTCGGTGGAAGCACCTATGAAAACCAGCAGTTTGCAGAAGCTAAATTTATTTTAGGAAATGTGAAGACTATCACGGACAATTGGCTTCAAGAATTGACCAACAAGTCGCCTAAATATTTCAAGGAGCGAGGAACAAAGCTGATTGGAACATACGACCACCTGCCAAGTGTAATTGCCATTAAAACCAAACTCAAAAACGAGGGCTTTAAATTCAAAGCAGAAGCGTTGGTATCGCTTTTAGGAGCGTTTGAAAAGGCGCAGGAATTAGGCGTAAGCAATGACTTTGAGCAGTTTGTCAAAGAAAGAGGTTTTGAGGACTTTATAAATAACGAATGATGAAAAAAGAAATAGAAAAAATAGAGCAAAAACTGAAAGGCTCCAAGTCCAGTCCAGCACTGGAACAAAGCTTAAAAGAAAAGAAAAAGATTTTAGCAAAAAACCAAATCGTAAAGAAATGATAACAGCAAAAGAAATACCTAACAGAACATTCGAAACAAAAGAGGATATGTTCAAATTCCTAAAAGAGAACAAGAACTTCCTTATTTCACAGAAGAAAATGGCAGTGAAGCTGTCAGACCCTTTTGCGTTTTCTTTTGCCATAAATGAAAAGGGCGAAGCAATTAAAACAGCAGAAGTATCACCTGATGAGATAAACACTATCAGGGTAAAGGCAGTTATCAACTCTACCAACATCTATGATTCCCACGGAGATGTTTCCATCAACGGAAGCTGGAACAGAACAGCCAAAAACTCCAAGAATATCTACCTGCTGAAAGAACACAAGATGAACTTTGAAAACATCATCAGTGATGAAGTGGAGGTAAGAGTAGAAAAATTCAACTGGAAAGACTTGGGCTTTAACTACCTTGGAGAAACAGAGTGTTTGGTATTCTATGCCACGCTGAAAAAAGACAGAAACCCTTATATGTTCGGGCAGTATGCCAAGGGCTATGTAAAAGAACATTCGGCAGGGCTTCGCTACATCCAGCTGGAACTCGCTATCAATTCAGATGCTGAATGGGATAAAGAAGAAAAAGCTGTTTGGGATAAGTATTACAATGATATTGTAAACAAGGAAGATGTAGATGAATACGGCTATTTCTGGGCTGTAACAGAACAAAAGATAATAGAGGGCAGTGCTGTGGTCAAAGGCAGCAACTTCGCCACTCCAACGATATTTGTAGAACCCGTTGCTGACACTTCTACTGCAAAAAAGGACTCGGATAATTCCACTCCTAAAAGTGTGATTGAAAATTATTTAGTAACCCTTTAAAATTTTAGAAAATGAATTTTGAAAAGAAATCTTTAACAGAAATTGCAAAGATGTCAGATGAGGAAAAAGAAAAGTATTTCGCTGACAAAGAAGCTTTTGAAAAAAGCCAAAGAGAAGAAGAATTGGAAACCCTAAAAACTGGGATTGAAAATATTATCTCTGAAAAAGAGAAAGAAACACAGCAGTCTATTGACAATGTGTTGACAATCGTAGAAGAAATTAAGGCTACACAAGGAGGTCTTACAGAAGAGGCTTTAATAGAAGCAATAAAGAAAAACCACGAAGCGATTAAAAAGGCTTACGAGTCTAAATCAGGTGTGGTGGAGATTGAGTTTAAAGCAGTAGGAAACATTACTACTGGTTCAGTTGCTATGGCAACGGCTCCTAACATTTTAGGAACACAAATCGCACCTGTTTCTAATGTTAATCTTCGTGGAATGGACATTGAAAACTTCGTGTCTGTATTGCCTACTTCACAGCCTGTATATGCTTATACAGAGGTAGTTCCGAAAGATGGAAACTATGCATTCGTGGCAGAGGGAACGGCAAAACCACAGATTGACTTTAAGGTTTCAACAGAATTTGCGAAGCCAAAGAAAATCGCTGCTTGGATGCACTTAACAGAAGAGTCTGTTTACGACATCAAAGGATTAGAGGGCGTAGCAAAAGACTACTTGAAGAAAAAGCACGACCTGTTCAAAAACAAGGCTATCTTGTTCGGTGATGGCGCAGGAGAAAATCCAAAAGGAGCGACTAAATATGGTCGTGCGTTCGTAGCAGGCTCTATGGCGCTAAAAGTGGTAAAACCTAACTTCATGGATGTAGTGAATGCAGCAGTGACTGATATTGCTACTACTCACAACTACGAGGATGAAACTCCATATATGGCGAACTTGGTGCTTGTGAATCCATCAGATTTCTACTTGGAATTAGTAGCAGCAAAAGACAACGATGGAAGACCATTATACCCAACGGCTTCGCTGTTCAACACCGTGGTAATCGGTGGAATGGTTATCAAGTCTGATGAGTCTATTCCACAAGGTAAAATCTTTGTAGGAGACCTTAGCAAGTATAACATCACTGACTATCTTTCTTACACAGTGAGAATCGGTTGGATAAACGATGACTTCATCAAAAACCAATTCGTAATCTTGGGAGAATCAAGATTCCACGCATTCGTGAAGAAACTTGATGAAAAAGCGTTCATCTACGATGATATTGCTACAATTAAAACAGGAATTACAAAAGCGTAAATATGGAAGTAAAGTTGTTAAGAGAATGGGGTGACCATAAGAAAGGCAGTGTGCTGAATATACTGGACTCCACTGTGATAAAAGCAGGTTTGGAAGTAGAACTTTTCGAGCCAGCGAAGAAAGAGGGTAAAGACAACAAGAAACAAGCTGAAAAATAGATACTAAATGCTGATAGACAAAACATATTTTAAAGGCGATTTGCTTATTCCTAACCTGAATGAGCCAAATCCTGATGAAAACACCACTGCGGTGAATTTAGATGAGTTGATTGACAAGGTAGAGGAAGAAGTTTTGTCTTTCAGTTTTGGTGTCAAAATGTGGCTTGATTTCAAGGCTAAATACGAGGAGGATTCCACCAATCTGCCACAAAATTATAAGGACTTGCTACACGGCAAGACTTACACAAGTGAGGTCAATGGCAGGGAGGAAACTTTGGTTTGGAAAGGTTTAATCCAAGAAATCAAAAAAGAATCACTACTGGCGTATATAGTCTATGTAGTCTATAATTTGCACAATGTAACCCAAACCACGGCTTTTGGGCAAACGAAGATAGATACAAAAGTAGGCACCGCGGTAAGTATTTCGCCAAAGATTACAAGGATATATAACGATTTCATTTATCAGTTATACGGAGGAGTAAGGAGTAACAGGAGCGGTTTTACATTGGAGGGAAACCCTTATTGGAATTTAGGAAGAGGGATAGACTACCGCGGTTTTCAGCCTACAAGTGGCTATGTTTCGCTCGTAAGGTATCTTTTGGATAATGTAGAGGATTACCCTCTATTTGATGCTAATTATCTGAAATTCGGAGGAGAAATAACAAATGAATTTGGGCTATGATGATAAACCACAATTTACTGCTGTATAGTCTTTTTGAAGATGCCTTTAAAGTGAGTTTCAAAGGCAAAGAATATACGGCTAATTACGGAGAGGCTGATTTGTTCGAGCTTTGGAAATTACTTCAAAGCAAGAAACAGAAATACCCTGTCATTTGGCTGCAAACAGGATACAGCGTGGTTCACGATGTAAAAGGACAAAAGACCAAACTCAAAGGTATGAGGTTTTTCTTCATTACGCTGGGTTCGGAACACGCCCTTTACAAGGATAGGTTTAAATCTACCTTTAAGGAGGTGCTACTGCCTTTATTAGGCTCTTTCTTGGATAAGATAAGAAAGACTAACGGAGTATCTTTTGAGGAGGACAACTATTCATTTATTTCACTGCCTTTTAATGATATTTCGGAATTAGCGAGTAGAGAGAGGGACTACGGCAACAAGAGAGGAAGCCAAACGACCACTACGCCTGACATATGGGATGCAATAGTGCTGGATATTAGTCTGAATATAGACAATGAATGCGTAAATGTTAAACCATTTAAAATTTAAAAACTTATGTTAAAACAAAGCTTCTGCGGTTCAGCAGAGATGATTCCACGACTCGGAGGTACATTTTGTGGAGAGAAATTGGTTACAGGGTTTGCACTTCTTGACAGAAGAGTGGAAATAGACCCTGCGACTTTCAACAAGACAGCATTGGATAAGATTATCCAAGAGGATAAATTCATTGGTAAAATATCTTTCTTCAATGTGGAAGATAACGACCAAGAGGCAGATTACAACACATCTGTAAGAAAACAGAGAAGCCGTTCTATGCCTGGGACAAAAGGATACAGATTTACCTTTGACAAAGGTTCTTCTTTCCAAAACGAATTAGCAAAATTGGACAACAGCGACACTTACAGCTTTGTGCCAATCTTTGAAGATGGTTCTGCGCTTTTTGCGATTAAAGCAAATGGTAAGCTGATGGGCTTTGCTTGTGATTTATTCGTAGGAGTTAAGAAATTGAAAACTACTCCGGAGGTGTCAGGTTCTACTTTGGAAGTGGACATCTTACCTGATGCTATGATTTATTGGCAAAAGTCTGAAAATGTGTTTGAAAGCGATGAGTTTTCTTTCAATGAGATTAACCCAATCATCAAGTTGGCAGTTTCTACTGGCGTACTTACAAACACTGCGACAACTACCAAAGTGAAAGTAACAGAGGCGTTCTCTAATGCTAATGTAACAGGACTTACTGATGCTTCTAAATGGAAAATAGAAGTGGATGGAACGCTTGGTAACATTACCAATGTTGCCTATGATGCATCAGCGCAGGAATACACTCTTACTCACTCGGCTCTTGCTACTGGTAAGAAAGTAAGGTTCATTACTTCCGATAATGGATTGAGAGTAATCAGCCTTGACACGAATTACTACACAGGGGAAAGTGAACTTAAATCCGTAGTATAATGGAACTGAAAATTGGGGCTTATACTTTTGGAAACATGGAAAACTTCAAGAGTAAGAAAGAAGCCAAGGAATACATCATGGGAATTTATCCCACTCTTAACGAGGAAGATGTAGAGAAACATTTAAAACCTTTATTTAGAAATGAGCGGGAAACTAATCAATCCGATAACATTGCAGAAGCGCATCCAAGCAGCAATAAGGCTGACACCAAAGATAGTGCAGGAGGCGATGGAGGAAAGGAAAAACGAGCTGATAAATCTAAATAAGGAAAATCTTATGCAGGGTTACGATAGTGAGGGTAATGATATGCCCTCCTATAAAGACCCTGAATATGCACATTTCAAAACCTCTATTAACCCGTATAATAGAGGTTTTTGGGATTTGCGGGTAACGGGTCAGTATCAGAGCTTTGTAGATGTTATCATACATCCAGCAGTTATTTTCTTCAAGAATGATTTGCAGAATGAAAAAGCTGAGTGGTTGCATAGTAAACTTGGAAAAAGGCACTTGGGGGTAACCGAAGAGCAAGGCTATCAGTTTCAGCTGGATAACAAACCGCAGATAAGAAAAAAAATATTGGAAATTATAAATAATGGCGTGTAATTGCAGTAAGCCGATAACCAAGAGCGAATGCGCTATGCTCCGAGAGTTTAATGAAGATGGGCGCTTGTTTATCTATCATATCTTTGATGATAAAGGTCTTGTGGTGGCTTATGTGCCAAAGGGAGAAAACCCTAATGATATAGCCCACGAGCGAGGCTTTTACAACGAAAAAG